TGTGACGACATAACGATGCCGTGATCTCAACATGGGTCGCAGTTGAGAACGCCTGCGCTGCAAGGGATCTCAGCGTTTCCCCAGCTTGCGCTGCACCTCGGCCTCATAGGCCTTGCGCACCTCGGCCGGCCATGCCTGCCCGAATGCCTTGGTGAGGATCTCGCGCACGGGGAACTGCGGCCGCCGCTGCTTGGGGTTGGGGTCGATGGTGAACACCCGCCGGGTGCTGCGCTCCAGCGTGGAGCTGCGGCTGATGAAGGCCTCCTTGCGCTCGAACACGGCCTTGATCGAGCTGCCCGGCTTGACCGGCCCGACGAAGTACTGGCCACCGCCTTGACGTGCCTGGCCAAGGATCGTGGCGTACTTGCTCAGCGACACGTTGCCTGCTGCGTTGGTGAGGCCTGAGCCCTTGGCTGGCACCAGCACAGCGCCGGGCGCTTCACGGGCAATCTTGCTGGCCGCGAGGTCGGCGCCCTTCAGCTTCGGCGTGGTGCCCTTCACGATCGGCTGCAGGTAGCGGCCTGCCGCATTGCCGCGGCCTTGGGGGTCGGAGCGGAAGCCCACCTCGGTCTCGAGGGTGTCCGGCCGTGCGAAGCGCACGTAAGTGCCGTTGAGCGTCCAGCGGGTGGGCTGGTTGATGTAGCGAGGGGTCTGCTGCTTGAGCTCAGCCTGTGCAGCGCGAGCGGTGGCTGTGAGCGCCTTGGAGGTGGCGAAGCGCAGGTTCTGGTCCGTGAGCAGCACCACGCGGCTCGAGAGCCGTTGCAGGTCGCTCTGGAGGTCGATGCGGACGGTGGTCATCTGCCAAGGGTAGGGGCGGCAGCCCGCCCCATCCAGCGAGAAGCGGTGAGCTAGCGGGAAGCCTGCCACTCCGCAGCCGCCGCATCCAGTGCCGCATGAGCCTCGCTGCTGGCGCTGAGGCAGTCCATCTGGAATCGGACGTGATGCAGGTCTTTCAGATCGGGATCTTCGTCGCGCCATTTGCAGGCGGCGAGGAAGTCCTGCGCCAGGTCACCCACGGGGTCGTTGCGATCCCGCTGCGCCTTGAGCCATGAGCCGAAGGATTGAGCCATGAGTCGATCCGGTAGTGGCGGACGAAAGCAAATCTAGGGGGTGAAGGCAAGTAGAAGGCAAAAACCCAGTCGTGGCGGGGGTGAAGGCAAAACCCCCCATTTTTCCTCCATTCCCTACACACGTAGCGTTTCCCCTATCTGTGACCCCTTACCCCTGTGATGTGATGTGATCTGGGGGGATTAGGGTTCAGGCAGGTATTGCAAGGGGTTTGGCCTTCGATTTGCCTTCGCTTCTGCCCTCGATCGAAGGCAAGTTGCCTTCGATTTTTGGGGTCAGCCGATGGCGGCAGGAAGGCGAACGCCGACCAGCGTGGTGGTTCTTGCCTTCGGATCCTTTTTTGCCTTCACCTCTGGGAACACCACCAGCAGGCGCTGGAGCAGCAAACGGGAGGCCTTCACGGTCGGATCGTTGGGTGGATCGATCACCCAGCGGCCGTTGCCATCCTTGAAGCCCTCCTCCTGATACCAGCGGCACAGGTGCGCCCAGACGGTGAGGAGTGGGGTCTCTGCCTCCTCATCCCATGAGAGGCCGATCTCATCGCAGAAGTCCCAGAGGTGGCTGCCCTTGCGGCGGACGGCGCGCATGGCTTCACGTCCGGTCTCGTAGTCGATGCCGTGCTCAACGGAAAGCTGCAGGCCTTCGAGTAGCCAGTTGAGGAAGGCGGGGCAGATGTGGCGATGGATGAACTCAGGATCATCCTTGAGGCGCGGGTCAGCCTTGAGGTGCTCTGGCCTGGTGGGCACCGCCATGTAGGTGCGGCGGAACTGGAAGACGTGGAAGCGGGTCTCGATGGCGGCCTGCTCGCCGGTGAGCGATGGCTCCTTGTTGAGGTTGAAGACGAACAGGCAGTTCGGAATGAAGGTGGTCTCTTGGACTCCTTTCACCTCCCATGCGAGCTCCTCGCCGGAGATGGCGCCCTTCAGGGCTTGGAGGCTGTCGATGTGGACGAACTGGCTGTTCTCTGAGCTCCAGTTGATGGAGGCATCACGGAGCGGCGCGATGGGGAACTTGCGGCCCTGGTCGTACTGGCGGAAGTCGGCGAGGGTGCAGGAGGAGAAGTTGCGAGCGCCGAGCGTGTCACGCAGTGCGGTGCGGATGGTGTCCTTGCCGTTGGAACCGGAGCCGATCATGAGCAGGGCTCTGGGGCGGCCGCGTGTGGCGCGGTATTTCGTCAGATCAAGCGAAGAGCCGAGGATGCGCTGCAGGGTGTCCTGATCGGTGGGTTCCACGGCCTCGAGCAGGCGGAACATGTGCTCGGGGTTGGCCTGCGGGTCGTAGTCGTAGTCGGTGATGTAGGTGAAGGGCACCGCGGGGTTGTGCGGCGTGAAATGAAGGGTGAAGCGGCTGTTTTGCCACGTCCAGCTGACGACGCCATTGCGGCAGTTGATGGCGTTCGGTGGGTTGACGCCTGATGCGCCGAGCTTGGTGCGCATCCATGCCAGGGCTTCGGTCACGTAGCGAGGTCGCGCCCATGGGTGGATGCACTCGCCTTCCTTGCCTTCGGTGGTGTGGAGCTGCTCGAGGAAGGCAGCGATCAGGGGTGAGAGCTCATCGTCTGTGATGGGTTGGTAGTGGCAGCCACTCCAGAAGTGAAGGATGTCGTCATGGCAGATCCAGCGACTGTTGATCTTGTCGAAGACGCCTTGCTTGACCATCGGCAGCCAGTCGGAGTTCTTGCTGCGCAGGTTGAAGTTGATCGCCTCTGTGACTTCAGCGAGCGGCGCATCGGGTGATGGTGCTGGTGTGATCTGCTGCTGGCGGTGCTGGCGTGCCTGGCGGTTGAGGTGATAGCGCAGGCGATCCGGCCAGCCCTTGTCTGCGGTGCGGGGCTGTTCTGCGGCACTGCGCAGGCAGGTGAGTGCTTCGCGTTCGGGCAGCGGTGGCGAGCAGCGTGCGGCAAAGGAAAGCACCACCTGCTCGGGTGTGCCGCTGACGAGAAGGCCTGCAGCGCGTGCTGCGTCATCGATGGCGAATGCGACAGCTGCAAGGCGGAAGCAGTCGTTGTTGCGGCCGCCTTCGGAGGTACCTGACGTTGCGAGCTGGCTGAGCTCCTTGGGCAGCAGCTCCTCGAGGTTGATGGTGTCCGGCAGTTGTACGGATGACACCGTGATGGCCGTTGCGGGCTGCTCGGGTTCGGGGAGGCAGGCCTCGATGTCTTCGACGTTGTAGGTGCGCTCAGAGCAGGTGACGATCGATGCGAGCTCACCGAGCGTGCCATCGGCCTTGACGTGGAAGGTGCCCGGAAGGCGCATGACGCGCGAGGGGTTCTTGAGCGCGCGATCGGCATCAGCGTGATCAAGCAGGCGCTTTTGGAGGATGCGCCAGTGCTGCGGGCTGATGGGGTCGTTCAGCACCCAGTAGCAGTGGATCGACTTCCCGCCGGTGTCCACCTGGATGGTGGGTTCTGGCAGGCCGAGCTCCTGCCATGCGTTGAGCTGCCAGTCCTTCGGGCGATCGTCCCACTCGCAGAAGAAGGCACGGCAGCCGGTGATGTCGGCATCGGTGTCACCGCCATCGTTGATGACGACATAGACGCCGCGGCCTTCGGCCTGCCACTCCTCGACAGCCTTGCGGGATGGTGGCGCCTTGCGGCCGCGATCGTCACCTTTGGCGGGGTGACCATTGGGGAAGAAACCCCGAAGACGCGCGGTGCCGGTTGGTTTTCCGATCACCTTGAAGAAGGTGCGGATCGCGCTGAAATCAGGCGTCTTCTGTAACGTTGTCATGTCTGCAGGTAGTGGCTGTGGACTGTGGCCGGGGTGTATGGAGCACCACCGGCCGCTTTTTTTGGCAGGTGCATTATGGGCTGCCCTGCACGATGACGACGGCATCTGCAACAGACCGCGCCACGCCAGCGATGCCACCGGCTGATCGGACGGCATGGAGCCAGTGGGTCTGGGCAGGCGACAGGCGGCCTGTGGCGGTCTTGATCTCCAGCGACGTGAACACGGCGATGCGCTGGCCGACCATCTCAGGGGTGACGACCAGCGTGCGCCAGCCGATCAGGTCAGCGGAGCCGCGTGCCAGGCCGAAGGTGACGAGCCGGCCGGTGCGGGGATCGGGCAGGCTGCCGCAGTTGTTCCTGTAGAGCCTCAGGTCTGGCTTGGTGCCCAGAGCCAGTCGGATTTCCTGTTGGAGGTGCGTCTCACTAGCCGCCATTTATTGCCTCGAGGTGCTTGCGCACAGTGTGGCGCGGCACGCCGAGCAGCTCGCTCCACTCTGTGACGGTCAGACGCTTGCCGTCGTGCTCGATGTAGACGCAGCAGCGGCGATTGTTCTGCTGCTCCTTCCTAGTCGCCCAACGGCAGTTGCTTGGTGCGTAGCCGTTGTCGTTATCGATGCGGTCGATCGTCAGGCCTTCTGCGTATCCGCTGGTATCTGCCCATGCCTTGAAGTTGCGGTAGTCGCGCCACTCGGCGCATACCTGAATACCTCTAGCTCCATAGCTTGCAAACGCTCGATGGTTTGGGTTGTGGCACCGCCGAACCATTGAATCCCAGACCCGGTAGAGCTTGCTGTTGGAGTCCGAGTGCTTTGTGTGGCGACCACGGAGACATCCACATGCCAGCTGCTTGCCGGTGCGTTCGTAGAGGCGGCTTTTCCTGATCACGGTCACGTTGCCGCAGTCGCACTGGCAGCGAACCATTTGGTAGCGGCGGCCAGCCGAAGCGTCGGCCAAGACAGTCAGAAGCCCGAAGCGCTGGCCGAGCAGCTCAACAGGTATGGGATTTGGCACGGAGCAAGATGGGGTAGCTGTTCCCATCTTATTGCGTTCTTGCTCTGGCCGCGTGGACCTTCCACGCCCATGCGGGGCTGTAGCCGCGCTGGCGTGCGATGGCCATGAGCTCGGGGAGCGTGCGAGCACGGCGGCGTTCCTGCGTGCGCTGCCGCACGGCCTCGCGGTGGAGCTCCTTCAGCTCACCGGCCACCTGGCGCAGCTGACGCGCGGGCTGGATCGGCACCGGTGTGCCGCAGCAGGGGCAGGCCGGCTGTGGTGGGAAGGCGGCGAAGCAGACCTGGCAGGTGCGCACGGTGGGCGCTGCAGCACCAGCGCCGCGGCTGCGCTTCAGGCGATCATCCAGCGACCAGTCGCGGTGATCATCGGGGAAACCATGCCGATGGACGTTGCCGACGTGATCGAGGATGACGGCGTGCTCCTTGCCGGGTGCGGGGCGCAGCACGCGGCCGACCTGCTGCAGGTAGAGGCCGAGGCTGGCGGTGGGGCGCAGCAGGATGGCGGCTTCGGCATCGGGGCAATCGAAGCCCTCGGAGACCACATCGACGGTCACCAGCAGCTGCAAGGTGCCTGCGACGAAATGTCGCAGAAGTGCGTCACGATGCTGCGTTGATGTTGTGCCGAGCAGCGTGGCGGCCGTGATCCCTGATTCGGTGAAGGCCGCGGCCACGGAGTCTGCGTGCTTGGTAGAACAGCAGAAGGCGATTGCTCGTTTGCCGGGACAGATGCGCAAATAATGTGCAATCGCGTCACCTGTGACGGTGGGGCGATCCATGCGGTCGGCTGCTTGCTCTGGCGAATAATCACCAGCGCGAATTGCGATTCTGGATAGGTCGGCAATGATTGGTGGCGCAAATACACGCGCAGGCGATAAGTGCCGCTGCGATGTAAGGGTTGCCACTGATGGTCCAATCACCAGATGATCAAATACCGCACTGAGGCCACGGCCGTCCTGCCTGATGGGGGTCGCCGTAACGCCGAGGCGGAAGGCTTGTGGCCAGTGGCTGAGCACTGAGGACCAGGTGCCAGCAACCGCGTGGTGTGCCTCATCAATGACGATGAGATCTGGCTGCCAGTGCTGACGATGTAGGCGCCGCGCAAGCGTCTGCACGGATGCGACCTGCACTGGGTGATCGGCCTCCGGGTGACCAGCCGCGATCACACCATGGGGCACGCCGGCCAGGCTGAGCTTCGCGCTGGCCTGCAGGATCAGCTCACGCCTGTGGACGAGGATCAGCACGCGGCGGCCGCGGTCTGCGGCGCCAGCGGTGATCGCTGAGAACATCACGGTCTTGCCTGCACCGGTGGGGCAGACAAGCAGAGGAGCGCGCGCGCCTTGGCGGTAGGCGCAGCGGAGATCGTGTATTGCGCGTGACTGGTAGTCGCGAAGCGTGAGACTCATGAGACTTGACCTTGGATAGCGGGAAGGAATACCAAGGTCAGCGGCCGGATACTAGACGGCAGAGAGGGAATTACTGAGAACTACTGGGGGAAGCGATGACAAGCAAGGGAACAGTGGTAAGTTGCGTGAGCCTTCGGGACGCGCTGCCTTTGGACAACGCCGCCTATCACCGCCTCACGGCGGTCTCGAAATCACACCTCGATCAGATCGCCCGCAGCCCGCTGCACTACTGGGCGCGGTATCTGGACCCGAACCGGGTGGAGCCTGAACCGACACCAGCGATGCGGCTTGGCACTGCGGTTCACACGCTGACGCTGGAGCAGGACACCTTCGCCGAGCGCTACGTGGTGGCGCCGAACGTCGATCGCCGCACCAAGGCCGGCAAGGAGGAGTGGGCTGCGTTCGAGGCTGAGGCCGCTGGCCGCGAGCTGATCAGCGCCGACGATCGCGCCACCATCAGCCGCATGGCCGAGGCGGTCTGGACCCACCCTGCTGCCGGTGCGCTGCTGAAGCTGAAGGGCAAGGCCGAGCAGAGCTTCCTGTGGACCGATGAGGCGACAGGCCTCGAGTGCAAGTGCCGGCCGGACTGGCTAACCGATGACGGCAGCCTGATCGTGGACCTGAAGACCACGGAGGATGCGAGCCCGGCTGGGTTCAGGAAGTCGATCGCCAACTTCCGGTATCACGTGCAGGCAGCTTGGTATCTGCACGGCCTCGAGCAGGCGACCGTGCGCCGGCCTGAGGGGTTCATCTTCATCTGCGTGGAGAAGAAGCCACCGCACGCCGTCGCGGTCTACGTGGCCGATCCTGAGATGTGGGCGCTGGGGTTAGACACTGCCATGCGCGATCTGCAGCGGCTGGCCGAGTGCCACGCTGCTTGCCGGTGGCCGGGCTACAGCGAGGAGATCGAGCCGATCAGCCTGCCGGCATGGATGCGGCCGCGGCCGGACGGATCGCTGCCGGCCGGTGCGCCAGCCGAAATCGAGCTCTACTGATGCGGATCACCTACGCAGCCATCCGCGCACCTGCAGCGGCGCTGGCCGGCGGCTGGTTCCTCACCGAGCTGTGGCCGATCACCTACTGGCCGGCGGTGGCCGGCTGCCTGTTCATCTATCTGACCTTGAGACTTCAACCATGAGCGAGTCCACAGCACTGACCACGACCGGAGGCAGCGTGTTCTCCGGCATCCAGGCATTCGAGGATGCGCAGCGGATCGCCAAGGCGCTGGCCAGCTCGACGCTGATCCCGCCGCAGTTCCAGGGGCAGCAGGGGTTTGCGAACTGCCTGGTGGCGCTGGAGATCGCCAACCGGATGCGGATGAGCCCGTTTCAGGTGATGCAGAACCTGCACATCATCCACGGCCGCCCGAGCTGGAGCAGCCAGTTCATCATCGGCCTGATCAACGGCTGCGGCCGGTTCAGCCCGCTGCGCTACGAGATGACGGGCAGCGGCGACAGCCTCAGCTGCTACTGCGTGGCGACGGAGCACGCCAGCGGCAATGACCTGAAGGGTCCGGCCGTGAGCATGGCGATGGCCAAGAAGGAAGGCTGGGCGACCAAGAGCGGCAGCAAGTGGCTGACCATGCCGGAGCTGATGATCCGCTACCGCGCCGCGGCCTTCTGGGGTCGGCTGTACATCCCCGAGCTGCTGGTCGGCATCCAGACCGAGGAGGAGGTGGTGGACGTGGAGCCCGTGACGGTGCGCCTGGCCGAGCCTGCCCCGAAGTCAGCGGTGGAGCAGCTGAACGCGAAGATCAAGCAGCCGGCGGCGGAGCCGGTTGAGGTGGTGGAGGCAAGCGATGCAGATGAAATCTTCTGAGCCCGGATACCTGCAGCCACGCGAGCTGGCAGCCAGGTGGCGAGGCGTCGTCACGCTGAGCACGCTCGACAACTGGCGCAGCCAGAACCGCGGCCCGAGGTTCGTGAAGATCGGAGGCCGTGTCCTGTATCCCGTCGCTGAGGTGGAGGCCTACGAGGCTCGAAACCTGCGCGGGATGCCCAACAACCCACCTACCCAACCGAGACCATGACCTTCAAGCTGAACCTGGCGATCTTCAAGTCCACCAAGCCCGACAGCAAGGTGGACTTCAGCGGCCGGATGAACATCAAGCCGGAGGAGCTCGATGCGTTGTGCGCGTTCGTGCTGAGCCAGCCGGTGGACCAGTACGGCAGCGTGCAGGTGCCGGTGAGCGGCTGGAAGAAGACCAGCAGCAGCGGGACTGCGTATGTGAGTGCTGTGGCGCAGCCTCCCCGTGACTGGGTGCCGCCCGTGACTGCCCAGAGCGCGGCCGCCAGCCTGGCGCAGGCAACTGACGGCGTGGTGACCGAGATCACCGAGGCCGATCTGTTCTAGGCCTTCATCAGCAGGAGCTCTAGGCGCGCGATCTCATTGACCGCGGCCTGGAGCATTTCCTGCTGGTGGTAGCACTGCTTGAGGAGCTTTGCCGCGAGCGGCCCCACCTGCGGGTGGCGTTCGATGTCGCGGCATTGCTTTTCGATCAAAAACTGTTTTTCCGGTGGTATCTGCGCCACCATCCACTCACCGAATTTCATTGTTCTGGGGCGAACTGCCCCCATGTTGCCGATGCAATGCCCCAAATGCAGTAGCGAGACCATCCGGGTGCCGTTCACCAACAACCGACTGCCGGATCAGGTGGTGCGCCGGCGGCAGTGCGCGGAGTGCGGCCACAAGTGGTTCACGGTGGAGATGACGGTGCCGGACTACGCGGTCGGCTGGAGCGTGGCGCACGGGCACAAGCCGGTGCTGCGCGTGCCGCTGGAGCTGAGCGCTGGGCACACCAAGATGCGCGTGGAGGCGGTGGAGGAGCGCGACCGGTGGGGACGTAACGAAGTGTGACAGCAGCGGTGCACGGTGCGCGGCCTACGGTGTATAGTGGTGACACGAGGGGCGGGGATCCCTCGCTAAACAATCTCCCCCGCGGAACCGGGTACACGACGCGCCACCACGAGCCCAACACGGCCTAAGTAAGCCCACACCGCCGGTTGGTCCGGCACACCTATCCACTCCAGCCATGCTCACCGCCACTCTCCTGGTGATCTGGAAGCTGTTCCTGCCGCTGCTGCTTGTGGTCGCAGTGATCGACTGGCTTACCGCCAGCGACGATCGCCGCGTCCGCGTCCTGCACCGCACCGGTCTGAGCCAGCGTCAGATCGCCGACCGCCTCAACATCACCCGCTACCGCGTCCGTGTGGCGCTCGCATCATGATCAACCACATCAACAACGCCATCTGCTGCCTGATCGCCGCAAGCGTGTTCGCCATGATCGGCATCGAGTCCGGTGCCCACCACCAGCCCACCCACTCCGGCACGCAGCAGGTGGTGCGGCATGACTGACCGCCGCTTCTACTTCCAGATCAAGGCCGCCAACGTGCTCGAGTGCGTGGAGGCCTCCAGCCTCACTGAGGCAAAGCTGATCGCCGCCGACACATGGCTCGAGTGGTGGTCGCAGATCGAATGGCTCAACACCGAAGAAACCAATGCCTGAAACAACTGGAGCAATGCTGCCTTGGCAATGGGCAGACGGACCACAGACCAGCCAGCACGGTGACGGCATCAGCCGTCCGCGGCCGAAGGCGCGCACCCGCGAGTTCCGGCTGATCGTCTACCCGCAGGGCGCCCAGCCCATGACGTGGATCACGCGCGCCGAGACGAAGCGCCACGCAATCCGCTACGCCGAAGCCCGCTGGCCGGGCGCCACCGTGGAGGTGGCCTGATGGTGCGCCACCTGCTGACTGCCGCGCTGCTGCTGGCTGCCATGCCAGCGCACGCGCGCTCGGTGACGGCCACGGTCTATGACGGCTGGTACCACGGCCGGCAGACCGCGTGCGGCAGCACCTACCGCCACTGGGATGTGTCGGCGGCACATCCATGGTTGCCCTGCGGCACGCCGGTGCGCGTCAGCCACCGCGGCCGCGTGCTCACGGTGCGCGTCACTGACCGCTGTGACTGCTCGAGCCTGGACCTTAGCGCCGGTGCTGCTCATCGCCTTGGTGTGCCGCTGGATGGCATCGCGACCGTCACCATCGACCATCCATGAGCGACATCCGCCACCGCATCGAGCAGCTGCTCAGCGACACCAGCGCCTTCACAGCTGGTCAGACTGAGGAGCGCCAGCGCATCCGCCAGCTGATCGACATCCGCATCGACCAGCTGTGCGGCACCGTTGGGCTCCGCAACCGCCAGCAGCTCTGCGCTGAGCTGCTCCGCATCCGACAACACCTCGAACCATGAACACCATCCAGCTCGACCAGCAGCGCGCCGACATGATGGACGCGCTCTATGAACGCAGCGGCCGCACCTGCTGCACCTACACCGGTCTGTGGCAGGAGTTCTGCGGCGACATCGCCGCTAACTTCCGCGACACGGACTACCCCGAGCTGCTTGCCCGCGTGGTGCGCGCCATGGATGCCACCGAGTCGGTGTTCAGCCAGAAGCAGGCGCAGCAGGCGATCGAGATCTGCCGCCAGCAGCTGCTGGGAGACAAGTGGCGATGAGCCGGCCATTCAAGGCTGGCGAGGAGAACATCGCCGCAATCCTCACGCCGGAGCTGGTGCGCAAGCTGCGCTGGCTCCGCACCGAGGGGTGGAGCTACCGCCAGCTGGCGGCTGAGTTCGATGTGGACGAGAAACACGCATGGCGCATCTGCAAACGCATCGCATGGGGATGGCTCGATGACTGACCAGATCAACCCGGATCACTACCGGCAAGGTGGCATTGAGTGCATCGATGCGATCGAGGCTGCCCTGACGCCGGAGGAGTTCCGCGGCTACTGCAAGGGCAACGTGATCAAGTACACCTGGCGCGAGCGCCACAAGGGTGAGGCGGTGTCGCTGGCTAAAGCGCAGTGGTATCTCCGCCGCCTGCTCGGCAAACTGGAGGGATGATGCACCTGCCCGGCCTGAACCTGCTCGAGCGCGCTGCGCTGTGGGTGCTGGTGCGCAGTCCCCGCACCAGCCTGGTGGTGGTGAAGGAATTGCACTGGCCGACCGTGTTTGCGGCGGCCAACCCAGCCGATCCGGTGGCGGCACACGTCACCTGCGGTGAGCCCGAGCCAGCCAGCATGACGCTCGAGCGTCTCTACCACCTACCGAGTCACGGAGAAGAGGAGTGATCAGCCTGCACGCCGGCCGTCTGCTGCTGGTGTGCAGCCGCTCCGACCGGAACTGGCACGCGCGCATCGTGCTGGGTCCAAAGCCCGAGCTGCAGATCGAGGCCGACACCGGCACGGTGCAGCTGCAGGAGGCCTTGCTGCGAGCGCAGTCGATCTACCGCGCAGCGGTCACCAACCTGCGGCCGGCCAGTAGCCCGCCAATGTGTTGGGACTGCAAATACTGGGAGATGCGGCAGCAGTGCTGCGGCTACGAGTTGCCAGAATCGAAGAGAAGCGGCGGCCGTTTCGCGGCCAGGTGTGACCTGTATGTTCGGTCCTGAGGTGATCAGCCGCACCGATCGCGATGGCGGCAGCATCGAAACGATCATGCCCGTGAAGGGTGAGGTCTACTACCGCAGCTGCGTGGGCGGCACCTGCCGCTACTCCAGCGACCTGTGGCAGGCCGAGCTCTATCTCGACCACCTGCTCGGCCGCTGATGCTCCGCGACGTGCTGATCCTGATGCTCGAGTATTGGGCGACGTGCCTGATCGCGCTGTGGGTGTGCAGCAGGATCCTGCCGTAGCCTCAGCAGGTTCCCGCTCTGCTTCGGCATCGGGCTGTGCAATGTGTTGGCCGGTGGCTGGTCCTCACGCGGTGCCAGCCTAGTGCCCGCAGCCGGCCGCTACGGGATCGCCTAGATCCTCAGGAAAGGTCTAGGCCGCAAGATTAGCGCCGCTGGTGAGCCACTGCACGATCGCCCACTCGCCGAGTGCTGACCAAAACGGCTGCTGGCGGTACCAGTCCACCCATGGCTTGTGGCCTTTCGAGCAGTTGCAACCCATGCAACAGGCGACCATGTTGCTGGGCACCGTGAGCCCGCCATGCGCCTTGGGGATGACGTGATCGAGCGTTGGACTGCGGCCGAGATCAGCGGCGCAGTAGGCGCAGCGGTAGTTCCAGGCGAGGAGGATCTGATCACGCGCTGATCGCCGGGTGATCAGGCGTGTCTCCTCAATGCGGTGTCGATCCACAGAGATCTGGCGGCAGGGGGACAGCGTTCACCTCGATGTCGATGATGTCGTCATCGGACGGGATGAACTCGGCCATGCGTGAGTAGATCTCAGCTGGCAGGTCGTCGGGGTCGGCGTTGGATCGGATGATCAGCTTGGCGGTGATCTCGAGGTAGAACGCCCGCATGGGCTGGCCGCCGCTGGTGCCACGGTAGCGACGCGAACAGGATCAGGGGAGTGTGAAGCATTGTGAACGGCCTGCACCTGATCGGCAGGATGCGCGGCCTGCGGTGTAGCCTTCACCCATGCAATACATCCTCCGCATCGGCCCGTGGCACGTCGGGCCGTTCGCCACCCACCTCGGCGCGCAGCACTTTGCCGAGAGCCACGGCTGCGACGACTACACCCTGATACCGCTGGACGATCCGGCTGAGGCACCTAGTCGCATCCACCGCCAGCGCATGGCGCCGCTGCGGCATCCCATGCTGCGCGAATAGTGCGCGAATGGGCTCGAGGCACAGCTGATCCAGAAAAGAAGAAGCCCGCTAAGTCATTGACCTAGCGGGCCTTTCTGGTTGCGGGGGCCAGATTTGAACTGACGACCTTCAGGTTATGAGGCTGCACCGGAGCCCTCACGGCGGTTCACGGCAGTTCACTAAACGTCTGATTCAGCGCTGCTTTTCCGGTTGACGTGTTCACGGCCGTTCGCGCAAGATCCGCCCGGTTCGCGCAAGTTTGCGCGAATAGTGCGCGAATGGAGAGGGGCATGAAGAAGGAATGGCAGGCTGATCGGAAGGTGCCCGGCCTCGGGCTCATGGTGCTCGAGTCGGGGGTGCGCACCTGGTATCTCCGCTATCGCGAACCGGGTGGCAAGCAGCAGACGCACAAGATCGGACGGGCTGAGGTGATCAACGTCACCACCGCCCGCGAGGAAGCCCGCAAGCTGCTCGCCGATGCCGCCCGCGGGCTGGCGCCGACCACTGCGCGCAAGGAGCACCGCAACGCGCCAACCATGCAGGAGCTGCGCGATCGCGTGGAGAAGCGGCACTGGCCGAAGCTGCGGGCTGGCACCCGTGCCAACAACGAGCTGGTCTGGCGGCTGCACTTGCTGCCTGTTTTCGGCACCACCAAGATCGTCGATCTGGAGCGTCGGCAGGTGGTGGCGTGGTTCCACGAGCAGAGCGACATTCGTCCGGTGCGCGCCAACCGCTGCCTTGAGGTGCTCAGCAAGGCGATGAACTTGGCGGAGCTGTGGGAGCTGCGCCCGCAGGGCACCAACCCGTGCAAGGGCATCGAGTCCAACCGTGAACGCAAGCGCAAGCGCTACCTCACCAGCGCCGAGCTGAAGCGGCTGCTGGCTGCGCTGGATAACTTCGCTGAAGCTGGCATCCGCTGGCGCTTCGCGCAGCTGATCCGCCTGCTGCTGCTCACCGGCTGCCGGATCAACGAGATCATGTCGGCGCCATGGGAGTGGCTGGACCTGAACACCGCCGTGCTCACGCTGCCGCCTGAGGCGCACAAGACCGGCGGCAATGGTGATGAGCGCCGCATCCACCTGCCACCGCAGGCGCTGCTGGTGCTCGAGGAGCTGCGCGCCCGATCGAACAGCGAGTGGATCATCGCCGGCGATGGCGATGGCCATCTGGTCGGTTACTGGCACATGTGGGCAGACCTGCTGGAAGACGCCAAGATCCAGAACCTCCGCGTCCACGATCTGCGCCACAGCTGGGCGAGCTACGCGATCACGCAGGCGAACCTGACGCTGCCCCAGGTTGGCGCAATCCTCGGCCACGCCAGCCCGCAGACCACGCAGCGCTACGCGCACCTGATGGATGAGGCAGCTGCCGGCATGGCCGCGAAGGTGGCGGCGCTGATCCGCTAACCCTTGCTGGCGTATCTGCCGTGCCGATAGTTGTGGTGGTGAGATCCTGCAGGAAAACGCCGCCGCTCTACCGCTTGCCTTACGTTCTCAGCGGCATCTCCCCACTGCAGGTTTGAAAGCCGATTGTTTGTAGCGTCGTCGTCAAGATGCAGCACATATGGAAGCATCTCTGGGTTAGGCAGAAACGCTTCGGCCACAAGGCGTGCAACGTTCATTGTGTGCTCGCGGTTTTCTTTCCACAAAGCAACCTGCTTGCGTTTGTAACCTCGGCCAGCCGGCAGGTTTGTCTTCTGAAAAAGCAGGCGTCCCCTCATGGTCCGCTGCTTCAGCGTCGGGTGGTTATTCAGTGCCACCACTCGATCCACGCTTTGCACGCGGCCGTAATCAGAAACCTCGTAGAGACCTTCAAACCCGACAACGGGCAGCCAGCGCTCAGCGCCGTAAGATTCAGCCATCACTGGTAGAGCAGTGGTCAAGGGCTGGGCGTTGACGCGCCGCAGCCCTGTCATTTTACAGATGCCCCTTGCTGGCGGTCACGGCTTCGTCGCGGTTGTAATGCCCTTTGACCGCGTAGCTCACGTCAGGCAGCCCAGCCATCTGGAAGAAGACGAGCTGCCCAATCTTCATACCGGGCCACAGAGCAACAGGATGCAGCCTGCGCGCGTTTTGCAGCTCCAACGTCAGAACCGACCCGTGGAAGCCAGGGTCTGCAAAGCCAGCCAGCAGATGCTCGAGCCCTTCGCGTGCGCGGCTGGACTTCAGCACGAACTGCGCAGCCACGCTGTCGGGGATGTTGAAGATCTCCTGCGTCTGAGCGAGCACAAACTCTCCAGGCTGCAGCCAGTAGGGATCATCGGCGGTGTGGCCGGCAATGCCGTGGATTTGCATGTCGCGATGCTCGGGCACTTCGATCATCAAGCGATCGCCGAGCAGCACGTCATAGCTGGCCGGGTTGAGCTGATCTTCTGAGAAGGGCACGACCATGGCGTGCTTCTGGCAGAACCAGCGGATCTGGTGGTCGGGAAGGATCATGCGAGGCATCAAGGGCGGCCGCAGCTTAGTTGTAATCCCACCGCACGCGCGGCCCACCCTTGCGGATGCCGAGATGGATGAACTGAGGCGCCGCGTACCCGAGCGAGTGCGGCCAGTTCTGATCGCACCACCGCTGCACGGCCATCATGTCGGCTCCGTCAATCACGAAGTCCACCGCACCGACGCCGATCCCTGAATAGAGGTGCTCCGAGCTCGAGGCGCCGCCCACCAGCTTGTTGATCGCTGCGGGCCGGTAGCCGGAGGTGATCACCAGCGGCCGGCCGCTGAACTGCGCGCGCACCTTCTCGAGGAACTGCGCCAGCTTCAGCGCCGTGTCGCACTGGTGCTGATGATCGAAGCGCCGTGCCTCCTGGCCGAGCGCAAACTCACCCGCGGTGATGTGCGGCGTGATCTTCTGGCTGAACGGGCTCTCCGGCGTGAACATCGCGGAGATCGGTCCGGTGGTCTGCCGCTCACGGCCCCACAGGTCACCCTCTGCGATGCGGCGCCGCTTCAGGCCGGCCTCCACGTTGGTGCCGGGGTTGCGGTAGAGCAGCAGGGCATCGGGCACACCCGGCCAGTCCTTCTCGCGCAGCCGGCGGCTGATGGTCTCAAAACCCTTGGCGCCGTAGAACGCTGAGCCGAGGTTGTAGGCGAAGGAGATCAGCGCGCACTTCTGCGCGTCGGTCATCTCCACCCAGAAGGGCACCGTGAGGCGCAGCTTCTCGGCGATGCGATCCACCTCCTGCCGCAGCAGCAGATCAGCCTCGATCGCGTTGATCTCGTCGCCTTTGCTGACGGCGCGCCCGTCGCTGTAGCGGGTTGTCCCGTAGCCGATCGTCCAAGGTGCGCCGCCGCTCAGCGGGTCCGGGTAAGCCCTGAGGTGGCAGCCCTCGAACTCCTTGATCAGCTTCAGTGCTGGCGCCAGGTCGCTCTGCTTGCCGTCCTGGCTCCATGTGTTGAACCATGCCCGATCGCGACGCATCGCTGCCGCGTACCCGTTCACGGCGAGATCCTGCTCGAGCTGCTGAATCGCGGCCGCCTGATGCGGCAGGTTCCGGTAGAAGCGGAACAGCTGCTCGATCGTGATCGGCGCGGCGTTTGCCATGATTCAGCCCTTGCGCTTTGGGAAGGCCATGCGCGCCGCGGCAAGGATCAGCTGAATCCAGCTGTTGGACTTCAGGGGGCTGATCGCGATGATCTCGCTGCCTGCAGCGATGACGATGGCGATGATCGCGGCGGTCTCGGGGCTCATGGCGTCCACGTCGATGCCCTCAGGTTAGTTCTGCATTTCAAGGGCGCGCACACGCTGGTCCAGCTGCGTGAGCTCGGCCTTGCTGTCGTTCTTCAGCTCGCCGATGGTGCTGGCCATCTGCTGGATGGTGGCCTCGACGCGGGCGAACTGCACCTGCAACGAAATGAGCAGGGCGCCGATGGCGAACATGCCGGCCGAGAGTGCTGCCGGGAGGGAAGCAGCGAGCACGCCGCCGACCGTTTTAGGTTCGTCCGCCACCGGCTGATCCTGGCTTGGTTCCATCGTAGCGATCGAATGGATCAGGCCTCCCGGCGAGGATGGCAAGGGCGCGCCGGTAGTAGTGGTTCTCGGTTTGTCCGACACGCTCTAGGTGGTCGCGGATCTTGCGCCAGTTTTCGAGCGTGTCGCGATCCATTACCGGCCCTGCCCGCGGAGGGGCTTCTTACCGCGGCGCCGGGGCCGGCTGTGCTGGCCGAACCCTTGGCGCGAAGTTTTCGGGGGCCCCGGTTGGTGATCGAGGCGCGCGGTGCCGGTTTTGGATTTGACGGCCATCAGCTAGCCCAGGGGAGGCCTTGGCCGGTAACGGGCTGGCGCTGCTGGTCCAACTGGCCCTGCAGTGCCGCCTCGATCTCGGCGACCTTCTCCTCTCCGAACTGGGCCTTGACCCAGCCGATGCAGGTCTCCTCGCTGAGATCAGCGAAGGGGATCATGGCGTCGGGGTCGGGCTCGGGCAGCCCGATCGACCCATAGGCGCCGGCGCTGTAGGTGCCGTCATGCGCCGAGAGGGTCCAGTGCAGGGTGGTGACAGCGCCGTCCGCCAGCTGGCGGTCCATGTTGGCGATGGCCCAGGTGAAAGTGGTGGTGGTCATTCTGCGGGAGCCTCGAAGGGGATGACGGAGGCCTGATAGGCGGAGATTACCTCAGGCGTGTGGAGAATGCCGGCGATGGCCTGCACGCGCGGATCTTCGCCGCTGGTGTCGGCGCCGGGGGTGATCACGTGCCGGTGGAACTTCTCGGCGATCACCTCGCCGTCCTCGAGCACGCGCTCGCAGACGCGGACCTGCAGGTGGCTGTAGGGGCCAACCACCTCGATCTTGTCCACGATGGATTGTTTCGTCAGTGCCATCTGATCAGGCCTCCGGTCTGATTAGGGGTGAACGTAGGTTAGACCTCGTAATGGCCGGTGAGGGTGAGGTTTGCCGCAGTATCCATAGGAACGCCGCTAGCAACACCCGCCGCCGTCATCTGGCCGATGATGATCGTGGTCGATCCGGCGCCGAAGTAGGCCTGCAGCATTGGCCCTGTGTACGTGAGCGCGCCTGCGTACAGCGCAACGGCGTTGAATGCGTTAGTGGCGGAGTTTGAAGTGAACGGCAGGCCACTGACGCGCAGGCTGCCGGTGCCGGTGTGAGCGCTCCAGTCCACGTAGATCGTGAAGCTGACGCGATTGCCGATCTTGGTGTAGCGGCCCACCTGTCCGTTGCTGTTGTAGGTGCCGGTACCCGCGGTAGAGCTCCCCGTCACGGTCGGCGTGAAGGTGCCCTCCTCGTAGTCATCCAGCGCATTGGCTGCTGCGGTGTCACCACCGAACTGGATGCCGGAGCTGCTGGAGGAGAGGCGCACGTAGCCATCGCTGGTGAGGCGCATCCGCTCGGCAGCGTTTGTCTGAAAAAGAAGGTCTGTGCTCGTAACGCGAGAGTCAATGACCGCACATGAGTTGTCTGCTCTGAACTCAAGAATCGAGCCTCCTGTATTAACACGTTGAAGCCGGAGTGTTGCAGTTGCAGAGTCTCTTTCAATCTCAACACCACTACCAACTGCAAAAGCTGGAGTGGAGCCAACCCCGATACTCCCACTCGCATCCACGAACAACCGCCCCGTGGAAGCCGTTGCCAACGCCACAGCATTCGTACCGCTGAGGTACAGGCCGTTTGACGGTGCGGTGCTGCTGGTGGGGATGAAGCTGGCGGCGTTGCTGGTGCCGGTGGTGGTGACGTTCTGGCTGCCGAAGTCGGGGCTGATCTTGGTGCCAGCAATGGAGGCCGATGCGTTTACGTCTGCGTTCACGATGGCGCCGGAGAGCACCAGCGTGCCGTCTGCGTTCGGCAGGTAGATGAGCCGGTCTGCGGTCGGATCAGCAGCCAGCAGCTTGGTTTCGTTCGCGTCGTCGGTGCTGCCTTCGAACACCAGCCCCACGTTGGCGCCGAGCGCCACGTCACCCGTGAAGGTGCCGCCAGCTGCAGGCACTGCCGCAGCCGCCAGGTCGTAGGCCGCCTTCACCGCTGTGGGTGTGGCAGCCAGCACCGAGCTAGTGGTGCCCGTGCTGTCGCTCAGCTGCACAACGCCGGCGACGCTGGTGCTTGCCGTTGCCACGCTGACCGCAGGCGTGGTGGTGCCGTTGCTGACCGAGATCGCGCCGGAGCCCGTCACGCTGGTGACGGTGCCAACATAGTCAGCGCCCCACTCAAGGCCGGTGGTGGTGCCGCTGTTCGCGCGCAGCACTTGGCCGTTGGTGCCCACACCCAGCTTGCTGAGCGCTGTGCCGCTGGAGGCTGCCAACAGATCGCCCTTGGTATAGCTGCCGGTGCCGGTGCCACCGCGAGTGGTCAGCAGCGTGCCGCTGGTGATGTTGTCGGCGTTGCGGCACTCGTTGGACACCTCCTCAATCGCCGCCTGCACGTTGGTGCTGCCGAGGTTGGCGGCTGGCGAGAAGCTGACGTTGTTGGCCGTTTGCGCCACGAAGGTGGACGACACATCGATCTCGGTCCAGATCGTTCCGTTGGACAGGATCAGGTCAGGCGGTGCCAGTGCAACGGTCGGTGCCGGCGCTGTCCCGGTGCCGCCGACAGACACCACGACGTAATAGCCGTTATTGCTTGAGCTAGCGGATGGGAGCGCGTTACCAACCGTCAGGCCGATGGCTGAGCCCTCGGTGGTGACGGTGGCGATCTGGTTCAGTGTGGCGTCATAGGTGCCGGCGAAGATCACCGAACCGGCCGAGATACCAAGCGGCTGCCAGACGTTGCCGTCCCACAGGAAGAAAGCCTCGTCGAGCGGATTGAAGAAGATCTGGCCGATGAAGTCGGCGGTGGGCAGCGCCTCGCCAAACTTCGCGGTGGAGTAGTTGGCGAGCTTGGCACCGGTCACCGCGTCGTCGGCGATCAGCGCTGTCGCGAAGGTGCCGCTGGTGATCTTGCTGGCCGGCAGCGCAGGGATGTCGGTATCAGCCAGCGCGGCACCAGCCGTGACGTGCCCTTCAGCGTCCACCGTCACCTTGGGGTAGGTGCCAGCGGTGGCGCTGTTGCTGTGGTTCAGCGTGCCGCTGCTGACCGACAGGCCGGTGCCGGGCTGGATGATGCCTTTGGCGCTGGCGGTAGCGTCCGGCAGATCGCCGGGCACCAGCGCGCGGAATGTCGGCGCTGCGTCAGATCCTGTGGTCGGACCAGCGAACACCCGTGCTGCGCTCTGCGTGTCGAGCGTGGTGGTGATCGTGGCGCTGTAGTTGTCGGGGTAGGCAACCGAGAACGACAGCGGCGTGCTGTCGCTGAAGCTGATCGTGCCGAGCGATGCTTGGCGCACCCAGCTGGTGCCGTCCCAGGTGTATTCGATGCCGGTGTTGGTGTTCAGCCACTGCTGGCCGATGAAGGCGCCAGAGCCGGACGGTGTGGAGGCGGCCACCACGGCAGCGGACTGATCCGCCAGCTTGGCGGCCGTGATCGCGTCATCGGCCACCTTGCCGGTGGTGACGGCGCCGGTGCCGAGCTTGGCTTCAACGACAGCGCCGCTAGCGATCGTTGCCGCGAAGGATCCGGGGCCGGAGCCTGTTACATCACCGGTGAGGGTGATCGTCTGATCGCCGGTGTTGGTGCCGGACGTGGTGCCGCTGTGGGTGCCGGAGAAGGTGCCGGACTGCGTGGCGAGCGTGCCAAGGCCAAGAGTGGCGCGCTGTGCTGCGGCGTCGGCGTCATCGAGCAGTGCGCGGCCTGCTGCGGTGCAGGCGATTTCCTCAACATCACCGGAGCCGGCGGTGCTGCGGCCGAGCAGGCGATCGGTGGTGGAAACGTCCTGCAGCTTGGCGTAGGTGACGGCGCCATCCGCCAGCGCTGCGGTGCCGAGGTCGCTGGCCTTGGCGGTGGTGACGGCACCATCCGCCAGCTTGGCGGTGCTAACCGAGCCATCCGCCAGCACCGGAGTGATCGCGCTGTAGGCGCCGGAGCGGTAGACCTGCAGCTCGCCGGTGCTGCTGTTGACCCAGCCGCGGCCGTCGAAATTGTCGGAACCGGGCGCCGAGGCGCTGATCGCTACCGAGCTGCTGTCGGCGAGCTTCGCTGCGGTGACGGCATCATTCGCCAGCGCTGCGGTGCCGAGCTTGGTGCTGCTGGCCTGATCCAGCTTGTCAAGGTCGATCGAGGCGGCATCAACCAGATCAAGGCCGGCATCCACCAGATCCTTGGCGGTGACCTTCTTCGTCTGCGATGCCGAAATATCGGCAATGGGCAGCACGTCGGTGGCTGCCACCGAGGCCTTCGGCAGGGATGTGAGTTGAGTAATCCGCTGGTCAGCCAAGGCTCAAGCCTCCAAGGGCACCACTGCTAAAGCCCATGTTAGTCCTCAGTTTCCTTCAGCAAGAAGTCGAGCGACTGCTCAAGGTTGATGCGGTCGTCGTCTTCCTTGAGGATGAACTCATCAATGGAGCCGATCAGAAGCCTGATCTCTCCTGTCGTCACGAAATCGATCGTGCAGTTGATGATGTCGCCTGCGCGTACTTCCACGCCGGCCTTTGTCACCATCGCATCGAATTGGTAGAAGACGTTGTTGACGCCTGCATCGACTGATTTATCGGTGAGGTAGAGCGCGCAGTCGAAGCTGCTGCCAAGCTCAAGGCGCTGGATCAGCTGCAGCATCAGCAGCGGCGCCTCTGTGGTGCCGGCCGTCGTGTAGTCGAAGGCGCAGGTGATCGAGCCACTGCCCGATAGCAGGCCAGCGCTGTAGAGCTGCCGGAAACGGTCGTTCAGGCTGGTGGTGTCGATCGCCTCGCGATCGGTGGCCAGCGTGTAGTCGATGACGTTGCCGAGCACGCTGTAGGACACGTCACGCACGCGGCACTCGATCGGGATCGGTTCACCGGTGAAGGCGTACAGCGCCAGCTCGTTCGCGCGCGTGTTGTTGACCGCATCCTGGAAGGTGCGGAAGAAGCGCAGGCCACCGGCTGCGTTCACGTTCACGTAGGCCGAGATGCCGGCTTCCACCGTGCCGCTGCTCCATGCCGCGCCGGTGAAACAGACCAGCCCGCGGGCGTCGGTGGTGTTGATGTCCACGCGATCACCGGTCAGCAGGTTGTCGCCGGCACTGTCGAAGCTCAGCCGGGCGAGGCTGGTGTTCACGTCGGCAGGATCGATCTGATCCTGCAGCGCGCTAATCAGCACCGAGGTGGCACGCCTCAGCCTGACGTTCCCCTTGGTGCCGAGGAAGAAGGTCATGCGATCACGCCGCCAGCGAGGAAGTCGCCATCGACCGAGAACTGGATCGGCACGGTCACCAGCTCACCGGTGCTGACGCCAACCTGCGCCGAGGTGATGTAGGCGAAGAACTCCAGATCGTCGGCTGCGTCATCGCTGACGCGCAGGCGAAGCTTCACGCGATCGGTCTCGGTGACGGCACCCACCTTCTGCACCTTGCCGAGCAGTGCGGTGAACTGCGCCAGCGTGGCCGACTCGCCAGCCTCGAGGCGGTAGTAGAGCAGCGTGGCCGACCCGCTGGCGGACTTCAGGCCAGGCGTAAAGGTTGCGGCGGTGCTGTCGATCGCGGTGGTGCTCAGCAGCTCCACGCTGGTCTCCACCGACCAGTCACGGATCTTCGCCACGGGTTTGTAGGCCGCGCCGTCCCAGAACTCCAGCTTGCCCGTGCGGCCTGTGTAGAAGCCCATGAACGGCGGCCCAGTCTGAAATCAGGCTAGCGAATGGTGAAGCCACTATCCGCGAAGGATGCGATCAGGCTCAAGGTCTCTGCACCCGATTGCACGCACGGATGTTCGATGGCTTTCACCGAAACCTGCCCGTCTTCATCCATTTGCACCTCAGTCACTCGGAACACCCGCTTGCGAGTGATCGAGGTGCCGAGCACAAACAGGCGGCCGACATAGGGCGCCAGCGCTGTGGCGGTGCCGTTGGTGACGGTCACGCTGTCCACGCTCACCACCGCGCTGCCGGACTGGTAGACCAGCGCCTTCAGGCCGCTGCCGTTCGGCACCTGCCCGATCGGCGTGTTCAGTACACCGCCGGGCTCCACCACGCCGGTGCTGACCTGATCCCATTGGTTCTCGCCGATCGCCACGTAGATGTAGCTGCCGGGCTCCAGCACGCTGTCGGTCGGGAAGGTGGAGAACTCGATCGCGCGGCGGATGTGGCGCCGCTGGTTGCAGAGCAGCTTGCCGAACAGGATCGCTTGGCTGCGGTTGGTGACGTACTGCGAGAGATCGAAGGTCTGCCGCACGCTGTTGGCCTCAAGCGCATCGGCGCGGCTCACCTCCACGCTGCGATTGCGCGGGAAGACGCCATCGATCTCAGTGTCGCGGTAGATCACCGAGGCGATCAGGTCCTGCACGCTGCTGCCGAAATCGAGGAACTCCTCGCGGTAGCTGTCCTCGAGGATGTTGCCCTGGTTGAACAGCGCCGAGATGGTGACCTGCCGGGTGATGTTGCCGGCGTCATCGCAGGGCACCGCCGGCACCAGCGTTTCGCGTCCACCGACACGGCCGAGCTCGAGCAGCGAGAACGGCGCCACGTCCGCCCAGAACTGCCGCCACGGCACCTGCTCGGCGATCACGCCATCCATGAACAGCTGGTTCTGACGGCAGAAGCGCTTGGCCAGTGCCAGCGCCTGCAGATCGACGCCGCCGATCTTGGCAAAGCGGCCGATGCCGTTCTCGCCGTCGAGGATCGTGTCGAGGAAGATGTCGGGTGCGTAGCTGCTGGAGCTATCCGGCTGTGAGGGGTAGGTGCCGTCATCCCGCAGGCGCCGCAGCTTCTTGCCCTCCAGCGTGAACACCGACAGCGAGCGCAGGTCCTGGATGCCTTGGCCGCTGTAGGCGTTGAAGCCGAGCAGCGTCAGGCCGCTGTAAAGGTTGGGGTAGTTGTTGAAGGTCTCGATGCGCTGCTCCGTCACGGCGCTGATCGAGAACTCGGGACCACCTTCAAAGCTGAAGCTGGTCTGGGTGTCGGAGCGCATGGAGAACAGCCCCCACTCGTCCACCTCGTAGGGGTTGACGTTGATCGGTGGCTTCAGGCCTTGCCGCGCGCGCACGCTCCCGAGGAAGGTGAACTGGCCGCCAGCCGGTCCGGGGATGATCTGCACGTCGCCGCTGTTCTCGATGTAGGCGAAATCAGCAAAGCCGTGAAACTGCATTTCGGCGGCTGGCTCAGCGATCGGATCGAAGCGGAACTGCCAGTTGCCGATGTTGTCGCCGGCCACGAACTTTAGTGACATGAAGTTGTCCACGTCGGCGCCGCGGCGCACGGCGAAGATGTAGGGCAGCCGGCTCCACTCTGCGCCGGTGCGGCGGTAGCGCAGCCAGAAGAAGGCCGCGCGCACCTTGGTGCCGTTGTCGCTGTCGCGAAACCGCTCAACCTTCTCCTTGCCATATTTCGGCGCACGGCCTTGGATGCGCTTGAACACCTTGGCCTTCACCGCGAAATCCACCACGCGGCACTCGGTGATGGTTTCGTAGCCGGCCTCCTCCATCTTCACCAGGCACTTGGTGTTGAAGAAGTCGTTCCAGCTGTTGGGGTTCTCGAGGTAGCGCTGTAAAAAGCTAATTCTGTCGTTTTTGGTTGCGATCTGGCTGCGCAGGTTGGCGTCACGCGCCGCCATTGCATTCAGATCGAGGCTGTTGGCGTCTGCGTAAAGCTCAGCCATCTCCTTCTGCAAACGGCTTTGCCGCCTGAGCAGAACCTTGCGGTCTTCACGCAGGGTGCCGCCCTTGGGCGTGTTAAAGCCATACTCTCGAATCGCCCAATCGAGCTTTGACTGCTGATTCCTCAGGCGCTTACTCAGCGTCGCAATTCGGACTCTGGCCTCCCTGATCCACTGCCTTCTTCTGTCAATGAACGCCTGGCTGGTGTCGTTCTTCTTGCGCTCTGCGCTGATTTCTTCTTGCCATTCTTCGATCTGGTTTCTTTCGTTGTCTCGGCTTTGGCGAGTGTTGAGAACCCTTTGTGCAAACGGATTGATGCGATCGTCGAAGATGTCGCCATCGTCGTTAACGATGCTGTCAAGCTCACCTGCTGTCCATCGATGATCCCGAAGGTTTTCGATTTGAGAGATCATCGAATCGATCTCGCTCAGCTTTGAGATGATGCCATTCCCAACGCCGGACTTGAGGATCGGTTGATTGCGTTGCAGCTGATTATTCAGCGTTTCAACTTCACCCTGCAGCAGGATGATCTCGCGCTGTGCTTCGCGGCCGTTCTTCTTGAAGTCTGTGGTGTTGTAGTCCTCGATCGGGCAGATGCCAGCCTCGATGCACTCCATCGAGACACGCATGGCGCCATCTTCCAGCTCCACGTTCTTGATCGGTGCCGCCACGCGGAACTTCGCGCTGCCGAGCTTGTAGGTGCTGGCCGCGTCGACGTAGCTCGAGAGCGTGCGGCGCAGCTCCCTAGCCGCGCGGGCGGTGTCGCTGCCGCCTGAGTTGATCTGGCGGAAGATCAGCGTCATGCGCTGCCCGACCGGGACCGTGGGACGCGCATCGTTGAGCACGTTCAGCGGCCAGTAGCTCTCCAGCCCGGCGATCTCCACGCCAAGCGGGGCATCCTTCTCCTCGCCGTCCTCATCGCGGTCGATGTAGACCACGTTGATCGGGATCGGCGCGTAGACACCGAACCGCGTCATGGTGCTTGGCGAGAAGGCCTGGCTGAAGCCGTCCTGATGGTTGTCGCCGATCAGCGTCGGCCGGTAGGCGATGCTGCTGGCCGCCTCGCCGATGCGCGTCGGGTCGCTCTGATCACCGCGGATCAGATCGGAAAATTGCAGCGGCCGGTTGGCACCGAAATACGCCCAGGTCTTGCCGGCTGCCAGCTGGCGGATCGGGGTCTGGCCGAACGCAATCCGGCCGGGGCCGATGCGCTGGATCTCAGACGCGCCGATCACCACCAGCATCTGCATGAACTGGCTTGAGCCCTCGCTGTGGACAGCGGACCACACCAGCGAGCTCGCCACGCGCACGCCGCCGGTCGGGTTGTCGTCCACGTTGCAGTAGACCAGGTTCACCGGGTCGCCGTACTTCGCCAGCTCCTGCTGTGAGTTGAAGCCAAACCGCGGCGCGAAGACCTGATCACGACGCTGCCGCTGGTTCTTCTGCTCCATTTCCGGCTTTGGAGCGAGCAGGTAGCTGACGGCTTGCAGGATGATGCCGACCACCGCGAGGATGATCGAGATCGGTTCAGCGCGCAGTTCCTGCAGCTTCTCCTCACGCGATCGCGTGAAGTCGTGCTGCACCGCCAGAAACTCGAGGTATTCGTCCTCTGAGACCTTCAAGATCTGGATGAGCTCGTGCTCGTAGGGCAGCAGCTTGCGCGTCATCGATCCATCCAGAAGTAGCGCGCCACGCCATCAGGCAGCGGCGCCTGAACCACATTCTGCCCCGGCCCGATGAACAGCAGCGCCCGGCCGAGGTAGGTGCCAAGCGCTGTGCCACCACCGGCCGGCAGCAGTGCCACCGCGCCACGTTGCGGGCGCTTCAGCGGACTGCCGTGCTCGAGCACCCAGCGCACGATCATCGAGCGCGGGAACGTCTCCTCGTTCCAATCGCTGTAGACCCACTGGAAGCGGTCGCGGTAGCTGGTGAGCCCCAGCCGGTCGCGCACCTCGCACGCCAGCTGGAAGCAGTCGGTGAGCCCGCTGCCATCGCCCGGCCGGTGTCCCCAGCCGTAGCCGAGACCCACCAGGTCGTTCATCGCAGGTAGAGCTCCGAGTTGAGCGGCAGCGGTCCCACCATGTCGCGGGTGAAGCTGCGGCCGGGAAAGCTGGAGCCCACGCTGTCGATCGCCGAGCGGAAGCGCAGCTCGATGGTGGTCTCGCTGAAGCTGGCGCCAAGGCCGATGTAATAGTCGGTGGCGGTGTTGGTGATCGCGCCGGCAGCGTTCAGCCAGGCGGTGGTGAGCGTCAGCTCGCTGAGGCGGTTGCCGTTGCCGCGCTCCACCAGCACCAGCGCGAAGTCCACATGCGGGAACAGCACCTGCAGCTGCGCGTTCTCGCCGTTCAGCGTGGCCAGCGCACCCTCGGCGCGAAATGGCGCGAAGGCGTAGCTTTCGCTCTGCAGGCTGGCGTTCTGCCCCACGAAGTAGTTCTGGTAGCGGTGCGTGACCCCATCGGTCGTCTGCAGCTTAAAGAACTGGCAGATGCGGATCTCGGTCATCAGAAGTCGAGCTCGCCGATGAGGGTGATTGAGACGCGGCTGCGGCCGGTGTAGACCGACTGCACCTCAGGCGGCCCGGCATATTCCCAGCGGATGCTGGTCGGTGCCTGGATGTAGCCGCGCAGCGTGGTGGTCATGCCGGCGAACAAGTCAGCGGGCAGGGTGAAGCGATCGAAGCCACCGCTCGAGCCGTTGTAGTGCGCCAGCAGCTGCTCGGTGGTGGCGTCCGGGATGTTGTCGAATCCGAGCTGCAACTCAAATCCGCTGGGACGGCTGCCGAAGGCGCGTTTCACGGTCGCACCCGACAGCGCCCGGTAGGTCTTCACCGGGAAGGTGCCGAGCTTGAAGGCTCGGGTGGTCGGTTTGATCCGGGGAAACTGCTCAGCCATCAGCGCAGCCCCACACGGGTACGGGTGGACGGGCTCTGCTGCAGTTTATCGAGCGTCATGGTCATTCCACGCTTCGCACCGTCGCGGGATGCAGCGCGCCGGGTTTCGGCCATGGCGGCCTCCAGCTGATCGCGGCTGACGTATTCGACGCCGCCGATGTTGGTGCTCTGGAAGCTCATATTGAGCACCGGGGCACCCATGCCTTGCGTCGGCCCGGCACCCATGGCCTCGCGCATCTTGTCCTGCCCCTGCAGCGCCACAGGGATGCGGCGACCATCGGGCAGCGGCACGTAGGCCTCGGGCTTGCTGCCCTCGCCGTAGAGCGCCAGCTGCGGCCGGTTGGCAATGCCGCCCTGGGAATACTTCTTGAGCGGTGCCGGCCCGCTGGAGGTCATCACGCCGCCGTTGGCGAAGCCGAAGCCGGCAAAGATCGACTTCATGCCGAAACGCAGCAACATGGAGCCAATGTCTTTAAGCACGCCAGACGCGATGCCCTTCAGCGTGTCGCCGAGATTGTCCGCGCCGGTCATCGCTGCTTCGATGGTGGCCTCGATGCCGCCGATGATGCCGTCCGCGATCGTGCTCTTGATGTTGCCGTAGAGCTCCTTGATCTCAGCGGCGCGCTGCTCCGTTCTCTCGCGCTCCTCGCGTGCCTTGCGCTCAGCATCGGCCAGCTCGAGGGTCTTGTTCACCAGCTGCCCCTGCAGATTCAGCCGGTCCTCGATCGCCTGCACCTGCTTCTCGAGCTCTTGGCGCAGGCTGCTCTCCACCGGCAGCGTGGCGATCTTCGCCTGCAGCTCGGCCTCCATCGCCAGCAGCTTCTCCTGCTCGATCGCGGCCGTTGCCTCCAGCTCCACACGCTGCTTGGCGATCTCGGGACTGATGCCCTGCTTCAGCAGCTCGAAATAGCGCACCTCATCGCGCAGCTTGTTGCCGGCCGCCTCCTGCTGGCTGCTGAGCGCATCGGTGATCGCGCCGTATTTCTGCTCCAGCGCGGTGATGGTCTGCAGCTCGTTCAGCCGCTGCTGCTGACTGGCGAGCGCACCCTGCGCGGCGCTGAGGTTGGCACCCGCCTGCGTCACGCCAGCCATGGCCGGAGCGGTTGCCGGGGGCAGCGCAGGCGCCATCGGCGCAGCGCTGACACGCATGGCCTGCGGCAGGAACTGCTTGTAGGCGCCGGACTTGAACACCGACCACGCGCCGAAGCCTTGGCTCTCGAACACCTTGCGCGCGGCGCTGGCGTTAACCGCCGGATCGAACAGCGCCTCATTGCTGCCGATGCCGAACGATCGCCGCCGCTCCGGTCCCATGCGGCCGAGCATGTTGACCTGCCAGAGGCCGTAGCTGTTGTCGCCGGTGGCTGCGTTGTTGTTGTGCGCGTTGCTGCGGCCGCCAGACTCGGCCATGGCGATCGCCGCCATGATCGAGGCATCGCGGTCGTTGAAGCCGGCCGCCAGCGCCAGCGCCTTGAGCTGGCCGGCGTTCAGCTGGCCGCGGCCGACAGAGCCCGGCATCAGCCGGTTCGGCCCGAGCCCACCACCTGCACCACCTGCGCCGCCGAGCGTGGCAGCAGCAGCCTCGGCGCCCTGCTTCATCTTCTCCGCCAGCTTCTCGCCTGCGTCCTGCAGGATGTTGCTCACCTGGCGCGCGTAGCCCTCCTGCAGCTTGCCGATGCCTTCGGCCACGCTGATCTTGAACTCCTCCAGCCGGCGCTGCAGATCGGTCTGCGCATCGACGGCGCCGCGCTCGTTCTCGATCCGCTGCTCGTCATAGCGGCGGAATATCTCCTTCACCTCCTTGGCAGTCTCGATGCCCTCGGTGGAGAGCCCCGCAGCAGCCAGCCGCTGCCGCTCCGCCTCGAGCGCGCGATCCTCCAGCGTCTGCTGCAGCTTGGTGCGCGTGTCGGCGATCTGCCGCTCGATCTTCAGTCGCTCATCGGCAAGATCGCGCTCGAGCTCCATCGCGCGCTTGATCGTCTCGCGCTGGAAGTCGGCGATCTGCTCGGCGTTGCGCTGCGCCGCATCCGCCAGCTTCTCCTCTGCGTCCTTGCGGATCTTCAGTTCGTCCTGCAGCGCCTCTTTGCGCGCACGCTGGCGAGCCGCCTCACGCTCGGCTGCTGCGGCCTCACGCGCCTCGCGCTGGTCAGCTGTCGGGTTGTCGCCCATTGAGCCCATCGCGCGCTGGCGCCGCTCAGCCTGGAACTGCGCAAACAGCTCCTCAGCGCGCTGGTTCTGGAAGCGGTCGATCTCAAAGCCGTAGCGGAAGAAGCCGCCGATGCCGAACTTCTTGCTGGCTTCCTTCTGCGCCTGGATGGTGGCGCGGATCCGGTCCGCCTCGCGCTCCTGTGAGCCTTCCGTCAGCCGCAGCGCATCAGACACCCGCTGCAGCGCGCTGGTGAAGCCACGCAGCAGCGCGATCGCGGCCGGTCCGAAGGCCTTGGCGATGCCTTCGCCCGTGCGGCGCAGCTCGTTCTGCAGATCGGCCAGTGCCTGCGCGCCGGTCTGAAACTGCGCGTTCAGCTTGCCGAGCTGCGTGTCCTGCAGCTTGCCCAGTGCCCGCAGCACCACGTCGGTGGTGACCTGCCCTTGGGCTGCCAGATCCTTCAGCTCACCGATCGAAACGCCGAGCTCCTTGGCGATCGCCTGCGCCGCCAGTGGTGCCTGCTCACGGATGGAGCGCAGTTCCTCACCCTGCAGCACGCCGGAGGCCAGACCCTGCTTCAGCTGGATCAATGCGTTGCTGGTTTCCTGCGCCGTCGCCCCGCTGTTGCGCGCGGCCGCCGAGAAGCCGATGAAGGCCTTCTCCAGCTCCTGAATGGTGATGCCGGTCGGGCGGAGCGAGGCGTAGAGCGAGGCGAAGCTGCCCTGCGCCTCGGTGGTGCTGATGCGCAGCGTCTGCGCGATCCGTGCCGCGGCCGCCTGCGCCTCGTTGTATTCGCCGAACTCATCGGTCAGCGCCTTCAGGCGCACCTGCGCGCTCTCGGCCTCGAGCCCCACGTCGGCGATGTACTTAACCGCCAACCCACCGCCAGCAACCGCCGCGAGGCCGGCAAGGCCGCCGCCAAACAGGCCGCCACGGCCCGACCCGGCGCCGTTCAGCTTGCGCTGCTTGGCCTCCAGCTCATCGATTTGTTTGCCCAGCCGGCTGTAGGCCTTGCTATTGATGTCAACGTTGTCGCGCAGCTGCTTCAGCGCGGCGATGTGGGTGCGCAGCCCGGCGGTGGTGTTGCCGGCCGCGCGAGCCATCCGCTCGATGTCGATGTTCGCCTGGCCGAGCGCGACCTTCGTGATCTTGGACTGCTGCGCCAGCCCCTGCAAGCTGCGCTTTAGCTGGTCCAGCCCCGAGCCTTCCAGCTTGGCGGTGAACTTGATCGCCGTGTCGAGGGTCATCGCCATGGATCAACCCTCCTTTGCCATCGCTGTTAGTGCCGCGCCTTCCATGATCTGCAGATCCTCCAGGAGGGAGCGCGGCTCCGTCACTTCGTACAGTCTAAAGAGCCATTCCAGAGCGCCGTAATCGAGCCCGATCGGCCCGCCCATCGATGTGCGCCACTGCGTTGAAATGCGCAGGAACATCAGCACCGCATCCCAGTTCTCAGGCCATACCTCAAAGTCGCCGGATGAGGCCTGCTCGGGCAGATCAAGTCCGAACGCAGCAGCATCATCCTGTGACTCATCAACGACGCCGCCGCCGGCCCAGTGCTCGGCGGCCTCGGTCAGTTTTTTCGTTTGCCCTTCGCCAGGCTCTCCAGCCATGCGGTCACCACGGCCGCGGCGACTAGAGGCACGTTCAGCAGGTCGGCCTTGGCCTTCTCGCTGAAGCGCACCTCCTCACCCTTGGCGTCCTGGATGCCCTTCCAACCGGTCAGCACCTCGGCGCACAGCTCGTCATCGTTGAGATCACCGGCCTGGATCAGGTCCCAGATCTCGCGGATGCGCTGCTGTGGCAGCCGCTTGAAGACTGCATCGAAGGATTGTTTCTCGAACCGGCCACCATCGATGGGGAACTCGACAGTGACCGGCCAGCTGTAGCTCTCAGTTTGAGCGAGAACAAAAGCCATGCAGTAGCTCCGTGGATCAGGTGTAGGCCAGGCTCAGCTCATCGTTGCCGGCGCTGGTGGGCACCGCAACATAGGGCAGGTTCAGCATCTGGATGCCGTCCTGGTCAGAGTAGCTGGGGTTGGCGATGTCGGATTGGGCAGTCGTGAAGGTCACGATGTTTCCGGCCGTGCCGCCGTGCTGGAAGCTGATCGAGCCAGTGCTCGATCCCGTGGCGATCGCGAAGAAGTCCTTCGTGGCGATGCTGGGCGCCTCGATCACCACATCACCAGCCGGTGCGCGGTTCACGATCAGCGACTCCTTCGTGCAGCCCACCAGCTCGCGGTAGATCACCTCGTTCGCCAGCTGGAAGTTCAGGGACTGCAGGCAGCCGCTGTAGCTGAAGATGGAGAAGTTGGAGGTGTTGCCGTTCTTGAAGATCAGCGGAGCGGCCTGGTTTGCGTAGGTGGGGCTGGGCAGGCTCTCGTCGGTGGGAGCGTTGTAGATGCCCGTCATGGTGAAGGAGATCACGGGGATCTGCCCCACCTCGGCGTTCAGCTCAAAGGTGCCGCGGCAGCCGGTCACCTTGTGGCGGATGCCGTCGTTGTGGAAGTAGATGGTCACCGAACTGAAGCTCGCGCTCACCGGCGCATAGGTGACGCTGGTGGTGGCCACCACGGTCTCAGACAGACCGCAGGCTTTCAGCACCGGGCCGTAGGCAGGCGCAGTGCCGGCAGCACCGGAACCGGCCAGTTCAACCTCAAAGGTCACCTCCACGCGGGTCTGAGCGAGCAGCTGGTCACTGTTGCCCAGATACGGCCGGATCAGGTCGCGGGTAACGGTGTCAGCCTGCAGCGGGGTGATCTCGAGGTTCCGCACCAGGATGGCGTTCGCCGAGCCGGTCGGAGTGGGATCAGTCCCGTAGGTGGTTTCAGTCTTCGCCAGGATCAGGCGTTTGCGGCTCAGGAGCGGCATTGCTCGTTACCTCTTCGGGGGGTTCGGAGGAAGTGGCCGGCTCTGTCCGCTCGATGAGCTTCCGTTTGCCGGTTTTGGAGTCCAGCAGGTAAGTCCCGCCCTGACCCCAGTATTCATCGACCATCGTAGCCATGATCAGCTCGCCAGATTTGTGACGGAGGTTCGATACATCACACGATAGTCGCACTGGATTTCTCCAGCCGCGCCGTCCGCTTCTGTGAAGTTGAAGGTGACACCGATCGGCTGCACATCGATTGCGTAGCCGCCGAGCGTCAGGTCGGCCATCACCTTGCTGTGCAGGCTTTCGATGATCGGATCAGCGAGCTGATCAGGCACCGCGCCGCGCACGATCACGGTGATGCGCACGATCATCGACCAGTCGAGCGTCGGCAGCGCTGTGTTCTGCGCCGCTGTGTCGCTCAGCGGCTCCACCACCAGCGCCGGGCTTTCGGCACGGCTCACCGGCTCCACGCGGCTGCGGTAGATCCGCGTGCTCACGCCAGTGGTGCCCGTGAGTGCGGTGCGGACCGCGGCCAGGATCGTCTCGCGCTTGGTGGTCATACCTTCTGCAGTCCGATCTCAACGAAGGCGCCATCGTCGATCAGCCGCGTCTCGCGCACCGTGTAGGCCACGCCAGCCACCGTGATCGCATCGCCGTATTTCAGGCCGCCGAAATCCGCCGCACGTGCGGTCAGCGAGTAGTCGGTGCTCAGCACCATGTCTCCAGAGATGATCTGGCTGGGCATGTCGAGGATGCCCAATGCCGAAACGGCGCCAGCCGTGCAGCTGACGCCGAAATCGTCGAGGAACAGGTTTAGATACTCGGTGAGCGCCATCAGCCGTACTTCTTCAGGCCGTAGCCCTGCACGGAGTAGGTGGTGGTGCCGCTGGAGGCGATGGTGCCGACGAAGCGGATGTAACGCTTCAGCTCATCGCGGTTCAGCGTGATCACCTGCTTGCTGGCGGCCTGTGCCACAGCAGTGAAGCCGCCGCCGGTGACATCGGAGAAGTCGCCGCCGGTGGTGGTGTCGCTGTGCTGGATCTTGCCGGTCATGGTGCCGGAGCCACCAGCTGCGCCAGCGTCGAGGATCACCTGGATCTCGCCGTCGAACTCGAGCAGGTCGGCGATGTTGGTGGTCGCACCGGTGAAGGTGGCAGTTTCCTGCGCCACGGGGTGCAGCGGGAAGTGCTGCAGCTTCTCAATCGTCTGCTGGTAGATCGCCATCGGTGGTCACCTTGGTGCGGGGTTTGCGTTTGGGAGCCTCCTGAGGCTCGGGTGCGGGCTCGGGCTCAGTCACCAGCTCCGCCTTCTGCACTGCCACCAGGTAGCGAATGTCAGCCGCTGAGGCCTCCACCACATCGCCGGCCTTGACCGACTGACCACCAGCAACAGTGTCGTGCAGGATCCTGATCTTCATAGGTTCAAGGGGCAGCCGTTAGGCCGCCCCGCCTCCTGCAGATCAGAGGGTGTTGTTGCCGCGGCAGAAGCCCTCAGGATGACGGACGGCGAAGTCCACATCCTGCAGAGCCACCACGCGCACGGTGCCGCTGGTGCTGTGGGTGTAGGGATCCACGGTGAGATCCAGACCAGACCACATCGCCATGATCAGCTGGCTCCAGACGGCAAAGAAGATGTCGTTGGCAGCCACCTGGTTGGACACCACGGCGTTGTAGCCGTTGACGGTGCCGCCGGGCTCGAACACGTAGGCGCCAGTGTCGGTTCCCTTGTCCTTGGTCTTCAGAGCGCCGCGCATGGAGGCGTTCATCAGGTAGGACATTGCGCCGATGTCGGCGTTATCGGCAGCGATCAGGCTCTCCATGTCCACCACCTCGGCGTAGGTCGGGGTGTTGGCGGCAAAGTCCTTGGTGTTGATGCCGGTCGTCAGCTTGATGCCCAGAGGCTGGTTGGAGTTGCCCAGGCCGTAGAGACCCACGCGGTCGATCTCCAGTGCCAGCACGGTGGCGAGATCCTGGCGGATCATCTGCTCCACGTCGATGCTGGACTGCAGCATCAGACGGCGGCTGTAGTCGGTGAAGGCGCCCACGGTCTTGGGGCTCAGGTTCACCTGATCGACGGTCTGGTTGCTCTCGGTGGGAGAACCGGACTCAGCCACCCAGTAGGCGGTTGCAGCGCCGGTCTGGCGGGGAATCGCCACGTTGCCGGAGAGGCCGGTCAGCGAGGTGACGCCCAGACCAGCAAGGGCGGAGCGGTTGCGCAGCAGCTCGATGAAGGAGCCGGGGCGGAAGTCGGTGCCGACCAGATCACCAGCCGAAGCGGCGGATGCAACGGTCAGGTCGCGGCGCAGCACCTCGTTGGGCACCATGATGCCCTGCGCGGTCTTGCCGGCCTTGGCGGCAGCAGCCTCGGAGCACTCACGCTCGAATGCAGCGGCTTCCCACAGCTTGCGGTCCTGGGGGTTGGCCAGTGCGTTGATGGCGCGCTGGAAGGAGAAGCTGCGCACCTCCTTCTCGGTCATGCCAACGTCGGAGGCCTTCTCGGCCACGGGCTCAACCTTGGCGCCGATCTTCTCGAGCACAGCAGCGCGAGCCTCGTCGAGGCTGCGGCCACCCTCGATCAGCTGGCGGCCGAGATCAGCCATGCCGTGCTTTTCGGTCAGAGCAGTGATGCCGGAGATACGGGCGCGCTCAGCCTTGGCAGCCTCTTGAGCCGCTTCAGCCCGCACCGCCGAGATGTCGGGGGTGTTTTCCATCGGAACCTCAGGTTCTGTTTCGGGGGTTGGTGATGCGGCGGAGGCCGCAGGATCGGCCTCAAGAGACCGACCCACACCCACAGTGGGGTCTGCAGGTATGCTAACCACGCTCACTTCGTAGGGAGCCCAGCTGGTAGCGACGAAATCACCGCTGCCGCGTTGCTCCATGTCGTTGATCGCGTAGCCGAAGCTCACATTACGCAGCACGCCGTCGCGCACATCCGCGAGCACTTCCTGCGCGAAGGCGTTGCGGCTGAACTTCACCTTCGCGTAGCCGCGTTTCTTCTTGCCATCGATCCACGCGCGCTCGACAACACCGATCACCTTGTCGGGATCGTGGTTGAACAGCAGCGGCGCAGAATCATTCAGCCGCGAAAGATCAGCGCTGCGCTCATCGTGGCTCAGCACTTCATTGCCAAAGTAGCGAGCGACAGGAAACTCGCTCGAAAAGGGGAACTCAATCGACCGCTCGTCTTCGCTGACCGTGAAGTCAGCAACCTCAGAGCGTTTCAACAGTTGCCCTTCAAGGTCACGCGATAGATCCATCGGTGTTGTCCGGGTTGTCTGTCCCATTATCGTCAGCCACTGCTGCGTTACCGGCCGGCACCACATCGGCGCTCGGGTCGGTGTCGAACTTCAGGTCCAGCTGCTCGGCATCGTCCAGCTCCTGCCGGCGTGCGCGCATCAGCTCCTCAAGGTCACCGCCCTGCTCGGCCACCACCTCGCTGAGGGTCTTGAAGCCGTTGCGCACCGCCAGTGCGTAGGCCTCAACCTCCTTGGCAGGGTCCACCCATGCCCAGCCGCGCGGCATCCACCGCACCGCCTTGTAGCGATCGGCCTGCAGCTCGTAGTTCGGCAGGGGCAGCGCACCGCTCAGCACGGCCATGTCGAGCCAGGCATCGAACACCCGCTGGTGCAGGTTCTCGATCAGCCAGTTCTGCAGGATGCGCCAGTGGTCGCGATCCTCGAGCAGGCTCAGCCTCGAGCTGCTGTAGTTCGTCTGGCTGAAGTCGCGGCTGATCGTCTCGTAGCTGCAGCCGACACCGGCCGCCATTGCCCGCAGCATCGCCCGCAGGAACGGCTCGAACTGCCCATCCGGGGCATCCAGCTGCGGCACGCTCACCGACTCGCCGGGCGCCAGATACTTGAAGACGCCGGGCTCGAAATTCGAGACCCGCTCGCCGTTCATCACCTCATCGCCCTGCAGCTCACCCTCAGGGCTGGTGATGAAGCCCATCAGCGCCGAGCTCGCACGCGCACGCACCACCTCGGCCTGCTCGTAGCCCTGCAGGTGGTGCAGCCGCTGGATCGCGCTGGCGAACCACGTCACGCCGCGCGTCTGCCCCGGCCGCTCCATGCGGTAGAGGTGGATCACCTCCTCGGCAGGCACGCGCTTGTGCCGCTGCGTCGAGATCTGCTGGTTGCTGAACTGATAATCGCCGGGGTGGTAGGCGAGGAAGTGATAGGCCACCGGGCGGCCCCAGGTGTCCACCTCAACGCCCATCCTGATTTCGTTGCCCTGCTGGCTGCGGCCGTTGAGCCCGTCATCCAGCTGATCAGCCTCGAGCACCTCGATGGCCAGCGGCACGCTGCTGCCGCCGAACGGCTGCTTCACCAGCCGCACGAACACCTCGCCGGACTCGGCGCACGCGCGCACCACCAGCCGCTCGATGTCGTGGAACGTCAGCTTGCCGCCGGTGTGGCAATGCCGCGCCTTGATCCACTGGCGCCATGCCTGCTCGATCTGATCGTTGATGCCACCATCCAGCCGGCCGCCGCGCAGCATCCGCACCTGCGCCTGGAACGGGATGCCCTGCCCCACCACGTTGCCCTCGATGGCACGCAGCGCCTGGCGCGCATAGTCGTTGTCGCGGCACAGCTGCCGTGCCCGATCGCGCAGCTTCTGCGCCGAGCCGTACACCTCGCTGTCGGCGCTGGTGTTGCCCGTCACCCAGTCAGCCGTCAGCCGCGAGAACTTCGCGCCCTCATACATCCGCCGACGCGGTGCCTTCACCGGTTCCGGTGTTCCGCGCTGCAGCCAGCCCAGAATTGCGCTGCGGACGCCCATCAGAACCTCACGAACAGGTTGTGCGGGCTTCCGAGCCCATTTGCGACCATTGTGGCCGCCTGTTCGCGCTTAACCTCCGCCTTCAGCTTGCTTTCCAGCTGGATCAGGTCCGCCATCTCGTACTTCTTCAGGCTGCGGGTGCCGATCTTGTACTCCTGCACCACGCCGCCGGAGACGATCGCGCGGATCGCCGCCTGCACCGCCTCGAGATCCTTCTGCGCCTGCGAACGGCCATCGAACGCGCTCGGCTGGCCGGTGTAGTCCAGCCCCGGCAGCACCGTCAGCTGGCCGGCCCCGAGCGTCGTCACCGCGCCGCCGGTCGTCGCGGTCGCCACCGCCTGCCAGTACCACTGCCCGCTGGCGAAGCCGTCCGTGGTGGTCTTGGCGATCGTGAACGTCCACCCGCTGCCCGCAGGGGTGCCCGCCACCGTCACGCCGGCCACCGTCGCACCTTGGTGGTTCGTGTTGGTGCGCAGGTAGTAGGTCAGCCCGTGGTTGCTGCCATCGATCGCAGCGCCGAGGTTGTCGCGTGACGCCTCATCGCGCCACGTCACCGTGTCACCGGCCCTAATTTGCGCGGGGATGTTCACGGCCTCACCAGCTGGTAGCGAACGAAGGCGCCTTGCCCTTGCCCGATCTTAGCTGCGGCTTGCTCGCACCATCAGCTGCCTTCTGCAGCCTTGCTTCCAGCTGATCCCAGATTGTTCTGCGGTCATACCGCGAATAGAGCCGATTTAACCCCGCATAGGCGTAGACCAGGCAATCCAGCGCCTCGTTACGGGCGCTTGGCTTCTTCACCCATTCCCTCACGGGAAAGCCCTTCACATACCGCAGCGCCTGCTTCTCAGCCGTCAGCTGCTCGAAATACTCACCGCCCGTCTGCGCATGGAAGTGCAGGTAGCCCGGCCCGCGCTCGTTGTGCTTCAGCCGCCCGAACAGCGTGGTCTTGATCGTGTCGCCACCCACCGGCCACACCTGCGCGCCGCGCTTCAGCGTCTGCCCCTTGGCGTTGATGTCCACCTTGCCCGGCTTGCCGATCGGCGGCTTGCCCCGCTGGCTCTGACCCTTGATCGCGATCACGCCGACACCAGCGCGCTCCCGCGCGTACTGGTACACCTCGGCCGTCGCGTGGCCGCCGGAGTCCACCGCCACCACGTCTGCCCGCAGCTTGCCGCCACCAGCGTGCTCCCACTCGTGCAGCACCAGCAGGTCAAGCTGCTTCCACACCTCCGCCTGGCACGGGTCGCCCGCGATCTCCTGGTGGTCGATCAGCCAGCCCTCCTCGCCGCGGCCCCAGCCCCACACGCTCACCGCCAGGCGATCACCCGCCGAGCCGCCACCGCCCTGCACGTCCACGCCGATCGTTACCGCCAGCACGCCATCCGGCAGCCTGCCGCCCGCATAGGCTTCGCAGCGCTCCAGCAGCGTGCTCGCGCTCACCTTGCTGGCGAAGTCTTCCTCCCACGTCTCCGCCAGCCGGGTGTTGACGAAGCTCTTCAGCATCGGTGCATCCGACTTCGCCCGCAGGAAGTCGTCCACCATGTCCGCCCAGCTCAGCCAACCCAGCGGGCTGTAGAGCCCCGACAGCTGGAACCCAGCCGTCTTGCCATCGCTCGGCGCCGTCGCACGCCATTCGCCCTGCCGCAACATCGCCGGCTTGTGGATCTCGGCGAAGCGCTCGTGGCAGTGCTCGCACTCGTAGACCGCCGTGCTCGGGTCGTTCTTCTCCCACTTCAGCTGCGGCCACTTCAGCCACTGCATCGCGCCACAGCTCGGGCATGGCACGAAGAAGCGCCGCTGGTCGCTGCGCTCATACTCCGCCTCGATCCGCGAGAAGTCCTTCACGGTCGGTGTGCTGGTGAGCAGGATCTTCCGCCGCGCGAACGTGGTCGCACGCTTCTCCGCCAAGCTCACCGGATCACCTTCGCCGTCCACATCAGCCGGGAAGGCGTCGATCTCATCCATGAAGATGTAGCGGCACGGTGTCGATCTCAGGCCTGTCGCGCTGTTCGCACCCGTCAGCAGCATCATTCCGCCGGGGAACTCCTTCGCGAACATCGTGTTGCCCGAGTCCCGGCTCCTGCTCGGCGCGATCTTCTCAGCGAGGATCGGGGTCTCGGTGATGAGACTCTCGAGTCTCTGTTTGCTCAGCCTCTTGGCCATCTCCACGGTCGGCTGCACCAGCAGCATCGGTCCCGGCGCGTGCGCGATCACGTAGCCCAGCCAGTTGCTCCCGCTCTCGGTCTTGCCCGTCTGCGCCGCGAACATCATCACCACCCGCTGCACCGTGCTGGTGGTGCTCAGGCAGTCCATCGGCTCGCGCAGGTACGGCGTCCGGTTGGTGCGCCACGGTCCCGGCTCGGCGCTTGCCTTGCTGCTCAGCCGCCGGTGCTTGTCCGCCCAGTCGCTCACTGTCAGCGGGGGCTCGGGGCGCAGCCCATCCATGAACGCCGTGCGCCAGATGCTCATCGCAGCGTTCCATGCTCGAGCAGCTGAATGCGGCCGCGCGCAGTCGCGAGATACTCCTCCTCGCGCTCAATGCCGATGAACCGGAAGCCCTCCAGCACCGCAGCCTTGCCGGTAGACCCTGAGCCCATGAACGGGTCCAGCACCACGCCGCCCGGTGGCGTCACCAGCCGGCACAAGTAGCGCATCAGCTCGGTGGGCTTCACGGTCGGATGCCCGTTGCCGTCGCCGCGATCGGCCTTGCTGGCCTTCGCGCAGTAGAAGAACCGGGCTGCGCTGCCACCGCTATCTCGCTCAAAAGCGTTGCGAACTCTCTCAGCCTCAGCGCCTTTTGCCACGTTGGAGGTTCGAGGCTGTTGCACCATGCCTTGCTTAAAACCACCGCCGCTTGCAGTCTGCGGAAACAACCCCACCACCTCATCGCTGCCGTCGTGGATCAGGTTCGCCGGCCAGCGGCCGTTCTGCTGCTGCTTGCGGTCCATGTCGCCGCCAGTTGACCAGCCCAGCGAGCCAGCGTTGCTCGGACTTGCCGGCACGCCCTTCACGCCCGCCACCCGACACCCATCCACGTTGATCGCCCCGGTGCCGTGCTCCAGCACGTTCGCTGCCACCGTGCCCGTCAGCGGCTTGCGCGCCACCGTGATCGGCTCCAACGCAGGCTTCAGCGCCGTGCCCCAGCCGGCCCATTGCTGCGCGGCAGGGGTCGCGGGGGCGGTGATGTCGCGGCTGCCGTCGCCCATGATCGGCGTTGAGCCTTTCCCGGTGCCGATACCAGTGGTGCGCTGCCCCACCACTTCCCGCTCGGCTTCAATTCGCTGCACCAGCTCATCAACCCATGCAGGCACGTCACCGCAATGGGGTCTGATCAGTTTCCACAGCGCAGCGGTAGGGATTGCTGGCTGGCTGGCGGCTGTCAGATAGTGACCGCCCATGTTCGTGCCAGTGATCTCGTCCAACTGCCGCGCCGTGAGCCCGGTGGTGCGCATCCATGCGGTGAACTTGTGCAGGCGGTTGGGGTCTCCGTTGCACTTGTCGATCGCCTTGCTCACATCCAGCGACTTGGGAAACCCCGACCCATACACCCACGCGATCATGTCGCGGATCTCAAAGCCGGCATCCTCGATCTGCACCGCCATCCGGTGCTGCGTCCTGGTGCCCGCAAACGCCAGCAGGTGACCGCCGGGCTTCAGCACCCGCAACACCTCGCGCCACACCTCCACCTGCGGCACGTCGTAGTCCCACGCCTTGCCCATGAAGCTCAGCCCATACGGCGGGTCCGTCACGCAGGCATCCACGCTGCAGTCCGGCAGCTCGCGGAGCCGGTCGAGGCAGTCGCCGTGCAGCAGCTCGATCATCTTTCTGAGTCTGCCAGCGCCAGCAGCGCATCGCGGTGCTCATCGCTCAGCAGCTGGTGGATCACCGCAGGGTCGGTCTCACCTGCCAGCTGGTGGCTGAGCCGATCGGCCAAGTTGCTCAGCGCCTCTCTCACGCTGCGTCCAATCTGGAACGCCTGCTTCTTTACCTCATCAGCCGGCACCAGCTCCTTGCGCTGCTGCGCCACCTGCAGCTTCGCCAGCTCCGCCTGGTAGTGCTCCCTGCGCGCCCGGCTTTCGTTCAGCTCTGGGATCGCATCATCCGGCAGCCGGTCGATCGCCTTGCGCAGCTCCACCGGCGTGCGCGGCTCCACCGGGTCCGGCTGGCTCACCTTCGCGTTGTGGGTCGCCTTGGTGTTCTTCCGCCACAGCTCCAGCGCCAGGTCGCGGTCCAGCCAGCGCTTGCCGTCCTTCTCCACAACAGCCGCACCGATGCGCGATCGAATCGCTGCAGTAACGGCAGCTTTCGAGCATCCCTTCAGCGCGGCGAACTCGGAAAACGTGACGAGCACTAAGGTTTTCGGCTCTAGCGTTGGTTAACTCAGCCTAGTTAACCGCTTAACTCGTGGGGAGACTATGGCCTTTTGTCTCACGCTGAGTCCCGTTAGACACCGCTGAGACCTGACGCTAGCCGAAGCGCGGGGTTGCGAAATACCCTCGATCTCTGGGGCAGGAGGGACCCGTGCCCCTCGGCCCAAACCGCTTGCGGCGCAAGGGATCTCAGCGATGGGGGTGTGTGACGACATAACGATGCCGTGATCTCAACATGGGTCGCAGTTGAGAACGCCTGCGCTGCAAGGGATCTCAGCGTTTCCCCAGCTTGCGCTGCACCTCGGCCTCATAGGCCTTGCGCACCTCGG